CGAGCTTGAGAAGGACCTCGACCAGTGGCACCCGAACTTCGGACCGAACATCGACTCCGACTCGCCGGACAAGATGCTGGTTTCGACGGCCTACGACGGAAGCCTCCAGATCGACAACGTCTCCTGCGTCAACGTCACGAAACCTGGTGGCGGCCTGGCGTCGCGCAAGCTTGCTTATGACTCCCGCATGGCCAAGCTTCCGTACTCGGGCCTGGATCTCGAGTTCATGCTCGTCTCTGGAAACTTCGGACGCATCGAGGTCGACCGCAAGGACGTTTCCTTTGGGCCATCGTCAGGCAATCCGACGCCCGCCAACACCGACGACTACAGCAGCCAGCTCAACGGCTCGCTGAAGTGGGCGCATCAGATCGACGATGCGACCCGCAAGTGGGCGCCGCCCTATGGGTACATTCCCAGCTGCTTTAAAAACGGCGCGCCGATGATGCAGTGGATCAGGTTCTCGGCCAGGTTCTACACCGACTACGCACACAACACGTTTTCTTATCGGTCGATCGCCATCGGGGACGACTCGCCCTTCAACATCGTCGATGGTGGAGGCAAGCCTCTGGCTATCGCGCGGATGAATTCAAACTGGAGTCCGGTGATCGACATCCAGCTTCAGTCGAAGGCCTTCACCCTCGGCGTGCTGGTGTTCCGGGCCCGAAACATCTCAGTAAGCTTCAGCGACGCAGAACTCCGATGACGAGCTTTGAACGAGAGCGAGTGATTGCGGCATGCCGGAACTATGGGCCGGAGCTCAACGTAGCACAGGGGCTCGACGGCGTGGGTGTGGCCCTCGCGATCGCGAGCAATGAATCGAGTGTGGGCGCGAACTGTGGACCGCGGCACGAGCCTGGCTACGACGTCGACGGCGCGATCTGGCGTAACTCGGCACTGCAGCAGAAGCTGGTCACTGAGTTCGGACCGGCAGCGGCCTGCTCCTATGGGCCCTGGCAGATGATGTTCATCAACTTCGAGCACGGCATCAGCCCTTCGGATCTGTTGTCGGATCTCGATCTGTGCGCGCGCAACTTCGTGAAGTTCTTTAACGGGTATGTGATCACTACGCGCAAGGCAGTTTCGCTCGGCGATATCGGCCAGGTGTGGAACGCCGGGCATGTGAGGGCGATTCCTTCGCCCGATGTCGAACGGTATTGCGAGCACCTGGCCACGGCGTACGCCCAGTTTGCGTCCCCGAAAGCATGAAGAGGGCACCGATGACGATTCGCTTCGATGGCAAGAACTGGGCGATCGGATTCCTGATCTGCTTCGACTTGTTGTTTCTTGGCCTGGGGATCGTCTTCCGGTTGAGGCCGGCAACTGCCGAACTCGGCAAAGACCTCTGGGGAATCTTTCTCATGGTCAATGGCGGCCTGTTTCTGATCCTCAACAGCGCCGGCAAGCAGCAGGCGGGGATCGACGTACCGGCGGGAACCGATATGTCGAAGACGGAGACGACGCAGCGTCTCGAGGTCACGACGAAGCCGGACCCTACACAGTCGCAATCGAACCAATGAAGGAGGAGCTCGTGGGCTTCAAATCATTTCTCTCATCGATCGGTCACGGTGCAGTGACCGTGCTCAAGTACGTCGCCAGCCCAGCGGGGCAGAAGACGGTGCAGGTGGCGGAAGGCGCCGCGGTCACTATCGGCACGCTGGCCGGCGGTCCAGGCCTCGGCGCCGGCATCGCGGGCATCGAGCTGTTGATCAACAAAGCATTCACGGGTGTGATCAGCATGGAGGCCACGGCTGCAGCGCTGGGCGCGCAGTCTGGTACTGGGGTGCAGAAGGGCGCGGCTGTGGCTGCTGCTCTGAGTCCACAGGTGGAGAAGCTGCTCAAGGATCTCGGGTACGACAATCCGACTGCGGACCAGGTCGAGTTGATTGCGGATAAGGTAACGCAGAGCATCGCGGATATCGTGAACACGATTCCTCCGCCGGCTGCGATCGCGGCGCTACCTGAACCTGCTGCAGCTCCAGTAGCCGCTGCGGTGACGGCAGCAGCTGCGACCACAGGCATGCAGGTCGGCCCGCGTGCTTGATCACTACCCAGGCGACGTGACTCGGTCCTCGGGGGTTCCGCGGATCCGTGTGCGCTTCGTCGCCGGCGGAGGCTTTGTTGGTGGCTCGATTCGCTGGGTCACTAACTCCCTCTTCCAGCATGTTGAGTTCGGCACGCCCGAGAACACTTGGATCGGCGCACATGCGCAGGGCGGGATCCTCGAGCGGCCGGCCGACTATGCGCAATACGCACGCCAGTACGTCTATGACGTGCCTTGCACGGAGTCGCAGCTCGAGCAGCTGATGATCTGGGCGCGCAAGCAGATCGGCATCAAGTACAACTACTCCGATATCGTCGGCCTGCTGATCCGGAAGCGGAAGTGGACGACACCGAACCGCTTCATCTGTTCGCAGTTCTGTACGCTGGGCTTGCTCGAGATCTTCGGAGCTCCGCGGGTTTTGAATGTGCTCGGCGACTATGCGTATCTGGTCACGCCGGAAACGCTCCACCTCAGCCCGCTGTTCGTGGGGCGGCTGGTAACGAAGAAGGGCTAAACGGAGGTTGTGGTGGGTGACAATCACTTCACTATCGGACTGGCTTTGCTTATCTCTGTGGTCGGCTTCCTGATGTATCTGCTGGCCCGGCCAACGCAGGCGAAACTCTCTGCGATCGGCATGACGATGTTCTGGGTGGGGCTGCTCGCCTTCCTGCTGGGCGGCGGCAATCACATCTTCTACAGGATCTGAGATTGATCTTCGCCCTGGGTGGGGACTCCGGGCGAAGCATGGTAGCCGGATCCGCGTCTCTTGGCCTCCTGAGGGCGTGGATCTGGCTCTGCACTTTTGAAACGCAATGGATGACCAGGCCGCACGGGAAGTGGTCGCGATGCAGTTCGCCGGCGGGATGTCGATCGCGCGTCTGGCTGAAGAGTGGGACCGGGATCCGGAGTGGGTTGAGGAAGCGATCCGCCAGGCGCTGCTCGCGACAATCCCGGAGCGGGATGGCGGGCTGAAGGTTCCGCGATCGCTGGCCAGAGCCGAGCGCAGTGAGGAGCTTGAGGCGGTAAAGGCAGCGCAGAGCACGTTGGAGTTTGAGTGATGACACCGAAGCAGGCCATCTTCATCGGCGAATATGTGATCGACGGCAATGCTACGCGTGCTGCGATCGCTGCTGGTGTGCCTGAGAAGAGTGCGTCTGTCACGGCGTCACGGTGGCTCAAGGACAAGAAGATCGCAAACGTGATCGCGGTGCGCCAGGAGCTGCGCGCCAAGCGCCTCGAGATCACCGCTGACCATGTGCTGAAGGGACTCGCGCAGCTGGCCTTCTATGACATCCGCGATCTGTTTGACGAACGCGGGAACCTCAAAAAGATCGCCGAGCTCGACGACGTCTCCCGCGCGGCGATCGCCGGCATCGATGTGTCGGGCAAGAAGACGATCACCAAGATCAAGCTGGCTGATCGAGGACAGAACCTCGAGCGCCTGGGCCGCTACTTCAAGCTGTTTACTGATCGCAACGAGATCGACGGAAAGCTTGTGGTCGACGACCAGCTGAGCGACGAGGAGCGCGCTCTGCGGATCGCGGTGCTCTTGAATGCGGCCAAGTCTCGCAAGCAGCAAACCGGGAAGCATGCAAAGTGACATCGACGCCGAGCTGCTTTCGTACCTGACACCGGAGGAGCGCGCCGAGCTCGATGGCCTGCTGGCGTCAGACGCTGCTATCTGGCGTGCGCTTCCCGGGCCGCAGTCCGAGGCCTACGTATCGGAAGCCGACATCGTCGGATACGGAGGAGCTGCCGGCGGAGGCAAGACGGATCTGGCGTGCGGCAAGAGCCTCACGCAGCATCGCAAGGTGGGAATCTTCCGCCTCAACGGTACGGAGCTCACCAGCTTCGTCGATCGGTTCGCCGATCTGATTGGCAACCGGCTCGGCTACAACGGCAAGGACAGCATCTGGCGCACCAGGCGTGCGGATGGCGTGAAGGTGCAGATTGAGTTTGGCTCGTTCCCGAATCTGGGCGACGAGAAGAAGTACCAGGGCCGGCCGCACGATCTGCTGGTGTTCGATGAAGCGGCCAATATGCGCGAGTCGCAGGTGCGCTTCCTGATCGGCTGGCTGCGCACCACGGTGACCTCGCAAAGGTGTCAGGCGCTGTTGACGTTCAATCCGCCGACCACGGTCGAGGGCCGATGGATCATCGCATTCTTCGCACCATGGCTCGACAAGAAGAATCCCAATCCGGCCAGGCCTGGCGAACTGCGCTGGTTCGCAACCATCAAGGGTAAAGACATCGAGGTTCCCGATCGGCGCCCGTTCATCCTCGTGAATGACAAGCCGGTGTATGAGTTCGACGCAAAGAAACAGGTGCCGACCGACATCATCACGCCGCTCTCGCGAACCTTCATTCCTTCACGCATCACCGACAACCCGTACCTCTTGGGGACCGGATACATGGCAACTTTGCAGGCAATGCCTGAACCGCTCAGATCGCAGATGCTCTACGGAGACTTCTCTGCCGGCGTCAAGGATGATCCCTGGCAGGTGTGCCCGACGGCGTGGGTCGAAGCTGCGATGGCGCGCTGGAAGAGGAAGGACGCGCCAGGCAAGATGCAGAGCCTGGGCGTCGATGTGGCTCTCGGCGGTGATGACAACACGGTGATCGCGCAGCGCTATGACGCACTCTGGTTCGATGAGCCGATCGCATACCCGGGTGAGAAGTGCCCGGATGGACCTACAGTGGCCGGCTACATCGTCGCGGCGACGCGGGATGGATCTCCGCAACACCTTGATCTGTTCGGCGTTGGCGCCAAGCCCTACGGACACCTGATGGACATGCGCCAGGATGTGATCGGCGTCGACATGGGTGCGCAGTGTTTTGAGTCGGACGAGAATCGCGCGATGGGCTTCTTCAATGTCCGATCCATGCTGGTGTGGCGCATGCGGGAAGCGCTCGATCCGAACAAGAAGAACGGCATCGCGCTGCCGGAGTCGAAGATTCTGCTTTCGGAGCTGTGCGCCTACACCTGGGAACCGGTGGTGCTGCGCGGCAAGACGGTGATCAAGGTCGCCGGCCGCGAAGCCATCATCGACAAGATCGGCCACTCGCCAGACTATGCGACGGCTTACATCCTGGCCAACATGGACACGCCGCGCAGCCAGCTCTACAGCGGGATGCGCGAGGCGCGCAAGAGCACGCAGGATTACGACCCGTACGCGAGGATCTGACGTGCTGAGCTGGATCGTTTATGACGTGTTGAACGTGGTCGTTAAGTGCACTGCCGCGGAGATCTTCGACCATCCGGATGGTCCTGGCCTGATCGCCGAGTATGCCGAGGAGTGCGGCAACGCGCTGGTGGGGACGCCGGCGCCACAGCGCGACCGCTACGAGAATCTCGAGGCCTGCGGAATGGGCCAGTGCTTCGCGGCAATCAGAGGCGGCAAGGATCTGGTAGGGTTTGCGTTTGTGCTGGTGACCGTTGTGCCGCATTACGACGTGAAGCTGGCAGCCGTCGAGAGTGTGTTCGTAACGAAGAGTGCGCACTGCGGGGCGGTGCTGATGACCAGGCTGAACGAGTACGCCGTCAAGATGGGCTGCGCAACGATCTTCTACACCGCGCCGGTTGGCAGTCGCTTGGCGCGTCTCTTGTTTCTCTGTGCGGATGAGTACACGCACACCAGTCATGTGTTTTCGAGGCGGCTCAATTGAATGCTCTGACGATTCCGAGTGCATTTCTGCCGGCGACGACGCCGGAGATGCTCT